ATAGGGAGTGGAAAAGAGAAAGTTTAATTGCACACCCAATGAACGATGATAGTTTAGATGATCTACTTCAAAAAGCCATCAACTACGGACGTAACACAAAACAGAATTGAGATATGAAACTATTCAAAAAGAAGTACACAGAGAAAGAACTGATAGCGTTTGGAAACTACCTGCTATCAAAACAACGTCATTGGCGCATTAAATATGATGAAAACGGAAAGATCAGACCGAACTACCACGATCTAAAAAAAGAGGTTCATCATGCTGATATTGAAAACTGGAAAAACAACGTAGGATTATGATATTAGATTTAGACCACATAAAGTCACAATTAGAGGACATCGAAAACGACTTGTGTAAGGCACAAAACAGTAAAGATTATTCAAATATTTCAGAAAAATTAGCCACTATTCAATCCTATGTTAGTGAGGCAGTTTGCGAAATTGACCAAATACATGAGGAGGAATGAATATGAAACCAACAAATTACCCAGAGCCAGACGAATACGTAAAGCCATTCAATCCTGGTATTTTTACACTATGTATTGTGATTGTATGCTGTGTGATAGTTCCAATATTCGGATTTATTTTGATTGATAAATTAGAAGATGAACAACCTCTAACCCCTACCTGTAACAGAATAGAATTAGAATTGGATTATCCTAAACCAGACACCCTTCATTTAGAAAGAGCCACGACATACCAACCTACTATTGCACAATGTGATTCAGACCCGTTAACAACTGCTGACGGTTCAAAAATTAACCCCGATTCACTTCAAAGATGGGTAGCTTTATCCCGTGATTTATTAACCCGCTGGGGTGGTCAGTTTAGTTTTGGAGACACTATAACAACTTATTCAAAAACACACCCTCAAGTAAATGGAGACTGGGTAGTACACGATTGTATGAATGCAAAGTATAAAATGAGTATTGATTTTTTGGCAGACTTTGACGAAAAATTAGGCGTAGGCAAAGACGTTAAAATAATCTACTGCGGAGAATGATACTGTATTATTTTTTAAAAACTTACCAGCACTCAATTGAATGGATAAAAGAAAATTATTTATCTGTAATAAAAGAAACGGTACGTGCAAAGGGAATAAGGTTAGATATATTGTATAGGCTACGCAGAAAGCCCTACCTATATTGATAAGTTGAAATCGTTGAAATTAATTTTTTATAAACAATGAACAAACGAGGATGCATGGTGTATATATTTGCATTGATAATTGATGTAATTATTTTATATCTCATAGTATGAGGGCAGACTTTAACCAATGGGTACAGGCTACTGAGAATCTAAAAGCAAGACGTAAAAAAAACGCAGGTACAGTAAGTGACATACCCACCTATCAAAACCCAGTCAGCGACTATAAACTACATCTAATAAAATGCGGTTACGGATCAAGTCTTATTGACTGCGGTTGCGGAGCGCAATTTTTAAAGTCTCAAATATCACCACGTACACATTATATCGGAGTAGATGCGTTCCCTGCTGATGGGTACGAAGAAACAACTTTACCTATTGCGGTTGAAAGTGAGGAATTTTTAGAGCTGAAAGCAGATACTGTATGCGCAATAGCAGTACTTGATAACTGTTTAGACTTGGATAAGTTTATTCACAATATGAAATGCGTAGCACAAAAGAATATTATTATCTTAACTGGTATCGGAATAGAAGTTGATCCTCTGCATACATTTAAAATAGAAATGATAGACATAGATTCAAGATTCACTGACTGGAAGTGTACACACCGAGAAATGATATCACCCAAAGTATGGCTACTTTCTTATGAGCGATAAGTGCATAAAATTATTAGTTGCCTCATCAGTAGATTATGCCGGTTTAGGCCATTCAGTCGGTAGGTCATTGCGTTCAATAGGCGTTGACTGTAAAGATGTGACCTTAAGCCTTCACACCTTTAATTATAAATCACAGAGTGAACTTGTAACAAAGGCCACGCTACGTACATTGACTGAACTATCAGATCATGTATTAATCATGCATAGTTGCCCGACTATATTTGACTTGAATAACAACCCATCCTACTCAGTATATCACACAGGCACACGGTATAGGGAATCACCTAAGTATTTTAACGAGTTGTTTCAGGGTGCTGTAAGATCGTTTACAGATCAATCAGAATTTATGAAGTATGGAGGCATGAAATACATAGTAAGCGGGGTGGATAAGAATATTTACAAACCAAAAGAGATCGGCAGAAAATTAATAATAGGTCACTATCCATCAAACCCTGAAGTGAAAGGTACACCGGAGATTCTGCAAATGCTCGAACCATTCCACAAAGATTTTGATATTAGAATAGGATTAAAGCAGGTGAGTCATGCTGAACAGTTAGCGAGAATGTCAGAGTGTGATATTTATATTGAACTTTTTAAACCAGAATTAAACGGCAGAGAATACGGCTGTTTTGGTGTGACAGCATTGGAGGCGGCTATGATGGGTAAATTGGTTATCACTCAGGATTTAGAAGATCGAACATACAGAGATGAATACGGACAACACCCATTTGTAACGGTAAAAAATAAATATCAATTCCAATCAGCCATTGAGGACGCAGGTAAATACTTTAATCAAACCATGTCAGATAAGATAAGACAGGACACTATTGATAGACATTCGTTTCAAGCTACTGGTGAGAGATTGAAACAATTATTGAAGTTATGAATCCGACGGTATCAATCATAATCTATTATTCACACGATAGAGGCTGGTTAAAAGACGCCATTCAAACTGTGCATAACCAACGATATGGGGGTAAAATAGAATTAATACTATCTCAATCTGATGGCAGTGCCTCAAAAAATTTGAATGACGGCATTAAAAGAGCAACCGGGGAGTACATTCGATACCTAAGTGAAGACGATCTGTTACCTCAATACTCAATTCACTTATCCGTTCAGGCAATGCAAGAAACGAAAGCGGATTTTATTCATGGTAAGGCAGTGAACTTTTTTGGCTACCCGGTAATTTACCCAGAGGGTCACATATCATTTTCAGGACGTATAGAAAAGCAAGAGCCTAAATTAAGATATCCAACACTGGATGATATGTTGAAAAGAAACCCGATTCACGGCGGCACGGTATTTTATAAAGCGGAACTACTAAAAGAAAATCCATTTGATGAAATGCTGGATTGCGCAGAAGAATACGACCTGAATATGAGACTATTAAAACAGGGTTACACTATTGACTATTGCAACGAATTTTTGTACTTTTACCGCCGTCATTCAGAGCAAAAGAGTTTAGGCAAGGGCGTAGATCAGACTGAACGGGTTAAAAAGATTGAAGCAATTAAAAACAGATATAGATAGATGTTAAAAATAGTTGGTATAGCGTGCGAGCCTGAACGTTTCAATACACTCAGTAAAACTATTGAGAGCCTGTATAATCAAGCTGACCAGATTGTTGTTTACGTTAACGCTTACCATATACATATACCAGATGAGTTATTCAAATGGGAATTAACAGGAAGGGTTCTGTTTGTTACAGGAGAGGATAAAACAGACTTAGGCAAGTTCTATGCCTTAGACGGTTTTGCACAGACTATTTATTTCTTTACGGCAGATTCAGATATTATTTACCCACCTGATTACATACAACACACAAAGGAACTAATAGATAAATACGGTACAATTATTACCTATCACGGAAGAAGGTTGACAGGTGATTTAAACAAGTACTACAAAGGGAGGCATACAGTGTACGATTTCAGAGGCGCACAGGATCAGGATGTATTTGTAGATGTCGGTGGTACAGGAGTGATGGGATTCAGAACTGATATATTTAACCCGGTTGGCATTCACTTAGAACCTTACAAGTGTATGTCTGATTTAGTACTTTCAAGATGGGCAAAGAATGAAAACAAAAAAATAATTTGCGCCGCACGTAAACAAAATTGGTTAATTCAGCAGGAGGTTACAGGAGGGATAAATCAGATTTACGCAAACAACGATAGTGAGCAGGTGAAATTAATGAGGCAAATAATTGAATAAATTAATCCTGGAGATATTACCGCAGATAGAAATTGCCACAAAGAAAGTGACACGGGACATCGACCAACAAAATGAACTCAGACAATTCACTATTTTAAAATGTTACGAATATCAAGAATTGGTTAAGCGTTTATTTGTTGAAAACAATATAAAAAAATGGATATACATAGTCGTAAAAAATGAGTATATTCGTATGACCAAACACCAACCGCGCGAGGCTTTTAGATGTGAGGTGGTGGATGATGAATATTTAGAATTTGATTTAGACCGGTTCAAACCTCATTTGACTTTTGCAGAGCAAATGTGGATTAGGGCTTACAAAGAATGCGGCGGTAAATATTCAGAGATTGAAAAACGCAAAGGGATAACAGAAAAAGTAGTACGTTTAAGAATTTTAGCAATAATAGAAAAATGCAAGCGATTGAAACATATATTGTATTAGGCACCATAGTTTGGGTGTGGACTGAGTTAATCATGCCGACGTTGTTCAGACGTAAAACAGACTTAGGATATGTTTATAGGAATAATCTATTCATGTGGTTAGACCGTGAGCCGATCAACTGCGGATCATGCTTAGCCTTTTGGGTAGGTGTTATTGCGTTTATTGTGACGGTTAAACTATTTTTCTTAACTTTGCCATTGCTTTACAAATTAATACATAAATACTTATGACAACATCACCAAATGATCCGCAACCAAATAAAGCAGTGCAAGCTGTGACCGCAATCATTATGCTGGCCGGAGCGATCTATTTAATTTATTTAGGCATACAACTTTTTACATTATGAATTTTATAGAAGTAACCAACCCATACGCCAGACAGTTAGAGGCGTGGAAAAACGGACACGGATTTTCAGACCGCAAAGCGCTTCAAGAATTATCAGATATTTGGGATGAATTTTCACGAATACCAGAAAGGGCTGAAGTAATATATGGAAGCAAAAAAACGGTAGTGCCGTCAACTGATTTAGGATGTGGCCCGTGTGTAACAGGCTTGCTCCAATTCATTACAAACTGGAGACGCTTACTTGAAAATGAAATCCCGGTGGTCGAGTTTAAAGGCATACCACAAGCGCAGGTAATTGAGCTGAAAGGAGATAATTACTCTGATTTAAAAATGCATGAGGTTAGAGCCATTGCAAAAAGAAAAGGCATTGAGTATTCCAACACCACACCTAAGGATGAAATAGTAAGAATGTTGAATGAAAAAAGATAGGTTCACACGCAAGCAACGCCGCCACGCTCATTTCGTATTAGAGTGTGAGGGTAAATACCTAACCTTTAAAGAGGACGGTATATGTTTTGGTTTTCACAAATTAGAAACCGCCAACGCATTTGCATACGAAAAGGCCTTAATACTTCATCAAGCTATAAAAACAAAACCCACCACAATAAAAATACTCACAAAGATAAACGGTAAACTGAAAGCATTATGAGTGAAGGTAGAGACGAGAAGGGAAAATTTGTAGTAAAGAACCTTTACCACTTAATGAGAGAAAGGATAGGCAGGCCTTTAAAAATTAAAAGCCCTGAAGAACTCGCGTTAAAAGCCTTAGAATACTTTGAATGGTCAGACCAAAACGATAAAGGTAAATACACCTTTGCAGGTCTTAGAATGTGGATAGGGTTTAGTAGAGAGAATTGGAGAGAGTACAAAGTAAAGCCCGATTTTGTTGACACAATGAATCAAATTGAAGGAATTTTAGAGGACTTTTTTGAAAAGAAACTGCAATGGGCAGGTAGTACGCAGGGCGCTATCTTCTGGCTAAAGAATAAAGCAGGGTGGAAAGATGAAAGTCAGCAGAAAATTGACCAAACAATTACAGAGGTAAAACCTGAAGTTATTTCAGGCACGCCCAAAATTGAAGAATCCCTTTAAAATCGGGTGTCTATCTGGTGGCGAAGTGAGCCAAACGAATGTTTAAAACAGCGGAATTATATCTTGCAAATCTCAATGCAACGGATGACCTGATAATAAATCAAGGTGGAACGTCATCCGGTAAAACCTACTCAATCATTCAAGCCTTATTCTCAATTGCAATACGTGAGAGATGTGATATACTTGTAGTAGGTCAGTCAATCCCAAACTTAAAAGTAGGTGCATTAAAAGATGCTCAGGATATTGTGGCAGGTTCTGAGGAACTCCAAAACCTTATTATATCATTCAACAAAACTGATAGGCTTTACGAGTTTACCTCAGGTTCAACAATGCAGTTTAAATCATTTTTAGATGCGCAGGATGCAAAGTCAGGTAAACGTGATTACTCTTTTTTTAATGAGATAAACGGTATCCCCAAACCGATATTTGATGAGATACATTTAAGAACCCGGAAGCGTACATTTGTGGATTACAACCCTAACGAGGAGTTTTACATACACGATTACATAGGTAAGCCGGGTGTTAAATTTTTCAGGACGTGGCACGAGCATAACCCATTCCTATCTCAAAAGATCAGAGATAAAATTGAGGGGTTGAAAGAAATAGATGAGGACTTGTGGAAGGTTTACGCAAGGGGAATGACGGGAAAGATTGAAGGGTTAGTATTCAGAAAGTGGAAAACGGCATTTGATATTCCTGAAGGTGCTGAGTATATCGGTAGTGGATTAGACTTTGGATTCACAAATGACCCGACAGCCTCAGTAGATGTATTCAGATCAGGTGATAATTTGTATGTCAAAGAAACACTATACCAATCAGGGTTGACTAATCAGGACATTTATAAGGAGTTGGATAAAACAAACCGGTACATTGCTGATAGTGCCGAACCAAAATCTATCGAAGAACTCAAACGCATGGGGTTAAAAATCGAAGGTGCAAACAAAGGCAAAGACAGTGTGACCAGTTCAATAGATATCCTCAAAAGGTTCAACATCTTTTTGATTGGTGAGAATTTAGTCAGAGAGTTTAAGAGTTACAAATGGAAGGTTGACCGAAAGACAAACAACCCAACAAACGAACCGGTTGACTTTTTGAATCATGCTATTGATGCTCTGAGATATTTGGCACTGAATAAACTAAAAGAGAAATCAAGACATCAATTTATTTTCAAACAAGTATAAAAACATCAACCGTAAATTGACACTGAAATACTTATAATAATATGTTACCTAAAGACTGGAACGACATAACCATTGAACAGTATGTAGCTGTTTACAAGACTTTGAAAGATAATCCCAAAGACACGGATTCTCAATCAAGTCTATTGATACTGCTTACTTGCTTGCTTACAGACAAGGAACCGGAATGGGTTGAAGATAACCTAACCTTGAATGATCTTGCTAAGATGCAGGATTTTTTAAAGTTAGACCTACCAAAGAAGTTGGTAAGGGATTTCAGATTCAACGGTAAAAGATACAAGGTAGATATAGATCCAACGAAATACAACGCAGGTAGATATATATCAGTGATGAACCAACTCAAAGGAGATAATGACATTGATTCGCTACACAAGGTCGTTTATCAGGTATGCCGTGAAGTCAACTGGATGGGATTCACAAAAAAGAAAAACATCAGTGACATACCCACTGAGATAGAATCGTTCAAGCAACTGCCTTTGAAAATTGCTAATCCGATTGCGGTTTTTTTTTGCAATCTCTCAGAGAGCTTAATGCTCGATATCCAAAAATATTTAACCAATCAGATGAAGAAGATCACGGCGGATTTGCAGGCGGAGATAGACTCTTTAGCAGATACAAATGGTTAGTGGTATTGGATCAGTTGGCGGATGGGGATTTGGTGAAATATCCGCATTTAGAGAATTTGAATGTTATAGTATTCTTGAATTTTTTTCAGTTCAAGATTGATAAGGCAAAAGAGGAGCGCAGGCAAATTGAGTTACAGAAATTAAGAAACAAATAATGGCAAGCCCTTTCGGAATAAAAGATGAAAAGTATAAAAAGGCAACCGGTGAAACGTTATCGGATGTAGTTGAGACGTGGGCTAATATCGCTATTGCTGAGATAAAAAAAAACTTGCAAGATTCAATAACCCTTCCGACATCAAAAATGTTGGAGCAATCAATAACACCACTACCTGTAAAAGTAAACAAGGGTATAACAGTAGATGTGAAGGCCGCGAGTTATTTTCATCCACTCAATAAAGGAGTACAAGGTGTAGGTGGTGATAGTAAGTCAAAAATAAAGTGGAGAAACAAAGCGCCGTCATCACCTTTTAAATTCAAGCCCGGTAAAAAACCAAGCGCAAGTCACTTTGAAGAATGGTCTGCATTGATAGGCCGTTCACCATTTGCAGTACGTGAAACGGTTTACAGATCAGGGATAAAGCCTCATGAATTTTTTGATAAGTTTTTGGAAAGCGATTTCAAAGAAAGATTTAAAAAAGCAATAACCGACAATCTTTCAAGAACTATTGAGGTGGATATAAAATCAGATTTCGATGGCAAGTAATATAACATTCAAGACAACACCAAACACGTTTGCGCCTGTGTTCAATCCGTGTATTGTAACCGTGAAAGAAAATGATGTGCCTACGTTGGCATTGACTGAGTATAAGTATTTGATTGATGTTTATGTTGAGGGTGTATCAGGATATAGGAGATATGAGATTTCGCCTGACGATGCACAAAGCATGGGTACGATGGATATCGGAGGATTTGCAGAATCATATTCTTATACCGTGTTTCCGCTTAACACCGCGACTGAGCCGTTCCTATTAGGTGCAAATGCGAATGGCACACAATCAATCTTAAAAGTATATGTAAAAGTAGGTTATTCATACGTCAACGCAGGCGTATATACACAGGTTCCAAACCTTGTGACGAGTTCGGATTTCTTTTTATGGAATGGTGTATATAATTACAACGATTGGTTAGGTTTGGATTACGACATGTATATCTGCAATATCACCAATGGGACAAGCGGTCAATTTCTAACCGACATGAAAACTCACTATGTAGGGCTGAATGATTTGGGAAGGGTGTATTGTTTGAGCGATACGCCAACGGATTTGGATTGGCTGGTGATAAAAACGTATAACAGCTCCGGTGGTTTGATAGCGACCAACACAAAAGCAATAGCAGTAAGTCAGGCTGTGACATCATCAAAGAATTACAACGTGGCAGCGTGTCCTAAATCAATTAATAACATGACCGGCGCATGGGTTTCAGGTGGTGCCAACCCTATCACTACATCAGTAAGTTATTACACCGTTCAACTTCAAAACTCAGCCGGATCAGCAGCAAGCGAGATACTAACTTTTCATATTCAAGACGAGCCGTGCAGATATGAAAAATACCGTGTACTTTTTTTAAACCGTCACGGGGGATTTGATTTTTTCAATTTCAATTTACTTTCAAGACGTAAGCGAAAGTCAAATAAAAAAACATACCGGATGAATAAGTACAACCTGAAATCAACAGGAATAATACAATACCACCAAGACCAATCCGGTGTAACGCATTATGTAGATATTCAAGAAACGGTTGTTATAAGAAGTGAATTTTTAACCGATGCACAGCATGAATGGTTGTATCAGTTAATTGAATCACCTGAGATTTATGTTCAATTCTTAGATGAAAAGCCAGCGCAAAATTTCAAAGCAATAGCGCAAATCGTTCAATCTGATTGGGAAGAAAAAACGCAAAAGAATGACAAATTATTTTCTTTAGAGTTAGAGTTGGTTATGTCTCACAAAGAATATAGACAGCGCAGATGATAGAAGAAAGATTGTATATTAATAATACTTACATACCATTGTCAAGTGGGTTGAATCCATCTATCAATAAGGCAATATCTGATTTGGAAAATCCTGACAAGCGAAAAACTACATTCACAAAAACAATCAGTATTCCACGCTCACGGGAATCAGACAAAGTATTTCAGCATATTTGGGGGATCAATGTACGCGATTTAACATTTAACCCAAAAGCAAAAACAACCTGCTGGTATAGTGTCGGGGATCAATATATTCTTAATGGATATATCAAACTGAACGAAATCAGATTTGAGGGAGACAGCCTATTTTTTTACGATTGCACGATATACAGTAATACAGCTAATTTCTGGTTAGCGATAAGAGATAAAATGCTCACAGATTTGTATGCGAGTTCCGGCAATTATGAAGGGTTGGATATTTTCAATCATCCATATTCAAGGCAATTAATGGTTTCGACATGGGACACTGAGATATATGCAAACGGCGGATTGGTACCTTTTGATTATGGGTATGGGTACGTTTATCCCTTAATTGATTACGGCCTATCAACAGATGCAACGAATTTTCAATACAACCATTTACCATGCGCTGTCTATTTAAAAGAATACCTACAGCGTGGTATAGCTTACGCAGGGTTTACGTATAACTCGGCGTGGATAGATGGTACGGTGTGTGAAAGGTTAATCATACCTGAAAGTCCTTTGAATTATTTATTAGATTCAACTGAAATATCGAATAGGCAATTTGTAGCGAATACACCAGAATTTCTATCAACAGGAACCACCACATCAGCTAACCTACCAACATCGTCATACAGTAGTTTAGATACGATAATATTCACGAATGATTCAGTAGCACCGGGCACTGACCCCGGTTTGAATTACGATCCAGTCACAGGGGTATTCACTTGCGTATATACTGGTAATTATGATATAAATGCGTTGTGTGATTTGAATGCTACGTTTACTCCAGGTACGGGTACAGCAGTAAAAACGAGAGGAGACGTTGAAGGGTTTTTATCAATTCAGTTTGCGCCTTATTTAAGTAGCACATGGACGGTGATAGATCAAGTTCAATTTTTTATTTCAAAGGATGATACCTTGTTTACTTCAGGCGCACGATCAACAAGCACAACACCAACTTATCCAGACAATGATTACATGGACAATGCGTTATGGTCAGATTATCCATACGGATCACCCGTACCACGTCCTGAATCTGTACCCGACAGATATCAATTAACAGCGTTAAACATTCCATTGAACGCAGGTGACAAAGTAAAGATACAGGTCAAGGCGAGATTTTATAGAATGACAGGAACGATTGGAATGGGGTCTCCTACCAACCTGACGTTTGTAGATTCTGGTGGTACATATTACACAGGCAACGCAACCATTTCATGTTCGGTAGGTGTGTTTTATAATAAGTTGGTAAATACCTTACCTGTTACTGGTAATCAGTTAACAATGGATAAGGTCATTCCAAAGAATATAAAAATGATTGACTTTTTTTCATCTGTATTTAAGATGTTTAATTTATGGGTTGACATAAACCCGGCCAATCCATTTGAGTTAATAATAAAAGAGAGGGATGATTATTTAACAAGCGATGTCAAGAATATACAAGAATTAATTGACAGGGATAAAGAAATCACTCACACGCTCGCGGGTATAAACGAAATCAGACAATTCAAATATCAATACAAACAAGATAACGATTATTGGAATAAGCAATACCTTACAAGTCGGGGTGACGGGTACGGGAATAGAACCATAGAAAATGAAAATGAATTTGTAAGCGGTGAGCAAAAAACTGAGGTTATATTTTCCGCTACCCCTGTGGTAGGATTGCCGGGATCAGATAGAGTGATACCAACTATATATGATTTGACGGGTGCCAACGTGCCAAAATCGTTAAAACACAATATCCGCATACTTTATTACGGTGGCTTGAAAAGTTGTTCATCAGTTTGGAATATTATACAGCCGCAATATACATGGCCATACGTACCGGTTCCTTATCCATATACTGAATATCCATATTCAGGACATTGGGATGATCCATTTAACCCAACGTTGGACATAAATTTTGGATTGGTAAAAGAGGTGTATTACGATGATAATTTACAAGACATAACCGCAACGGATGCCAACTTGGTAAACGTATATCATTCAAGACAGATCAGAGAATTAACCGACAATAATACACGAATAGTAAAAGCGTATGTACATATCAGACCTGCGGTTTTTGAAGAAATGACTTTTGATAAATTGTATTGGTTCGACAACGCATATTTCAGACTTCAGAGTATTGAGGGGTATAACCCAACCTCAGCAGAAAGTACGCTATGTGTGTTTTTAAAGTACAATAATAAGAACGCATTTGGTTCAACTGGATTTCCGGTTGACGGAAACCCGCAAGAATTTAATCCTGACTTTGGTGGTGACAATGGGAATATAGATATGGGTGAGGGTGTGCCGGTTAAGGGTACAAAATCAGCAATTCAAAGTGATGGGAATAACTACATAACAAAATCAGCGGTTGTAAACGGAACGGGTAATTATGTAGGTATAAAGACATACGGAGTTGAGATAAATGGAAATTACAACCAAGTAACCAGCGGTTCAAAGAATGTAATCATAAACGGTGATGAGAATATCGTCAGTGGTTCAAATGTAACACTTATAAATACTTCAGGTGTGACGGTTGAAGAAAGCAACGTGACGTATATTGATGGTAAAAAACAAGATTATTGGATTGAAAAAACAGCGGCATTTTTAGTTGATTCTACGGTAGTGGGATATTTTTTAAACGGATCGAGCGCAATAGTGCAGGCGCGTTTATTCAATACTCCGGGTGACTTTATTTTTAAATGCACCGACGATACTAACCGCGTTTACATAGATGCCTCACCATATACCATTGATGGTACATCTGCCGAGTTTGATTTATTAGCGAACGAATCAATTAGACTGCGCTGGTGCGATGATGACCAAACATATTATATAACCAATTAAACTATGGCATATCTACGAGATTTAGATGTATTCACGGAGGTTTCGCGTACAGGGAAGTATGCGAGCAAGACAGCCGTTGACTACTCAATGTGGGGAGTTAATATAGACGTTGACACAGGGACACTACCCGAAGATATTTGGCAATATGGAGGGGTATTTGTACCGCCGACTACATACAGGCTGCACAACTTCGCAAGCACTTCAGCAAATGACACGGCAGCGGGTACAGGCGCAAGAACTTTAACGGTTGAAGGTGTGACAACAAATGGAATAGAAAGTGAAACGTTAACCATGAACGGGCTTGCATCTGTATCAACTGTAAAGTCATATTCAGATCTATGGTTTAAGGTTGCAACAGCGGGAAGCGGGTTGACAAATGCAGGCGCAATAACAGCAACCGCCGCAACAGATGCAACAGTAACAGCATATCTACCTACGGGTGTTGGTAACACGACAAGAAAGGCAATAAAACTAATCCCCCCCGGATATACTGGGTATATGTATAATTTTCAAGGCGGAATGAAACAGGCGACGGCTTCAAGTTTTTCGGATATAGATTTACTTGTAAAATATCCCGGCGGTGTTTGGGAAGTTAAATCAACACACACGATATCTAACTCGGGTAACTCAGTAGAGATTGATGAATTTTTGTCTCCAATCGAACTCCCGACTGGGACATGGATAAAGGCGCAGTGTACGGGTGTTACTAATAACAACACAACTGTTCAGGCGAGGTGTTTCATTTTATTAATAGCAAATTGATATGGCAAATATTGTAATAGTAAGTACGACCAACTCTATTAAATTCGAGTTTAACGATTATGCGTCTGCGCTCAACTCAAAGAAAATGGCACTGTCAAAGTTGAGCGTAATAAAAATCAACTTAGAGCCCAACGATGTATGCGTGACGTTGAACATATTTGATGACATAAGCCTGATAATGTCATTTGACGGAGCGGTGGGGACAAAGAAAGTTGACACAGTAAACACGGTAGCGCCAACAAGCAACTCAGATTTATACGATAAATTAATTGCATTAATAGGGTAGTATGTCAGAGAATATAATCTTAACAGTAGGTGTCGAAGGCACTGGACAAGGTGAGCAAAAAATCAAATCCTTAAAGGCACAACTTAAGGAAATGAAAAACGAATTGCTTGGACTTGATGAA